CACTTGTTCCTGATGTTCCTGATGTTCCTGAGGTACCGTTAGAACCTGGTGTTCCATTTATACCCGAAGAACCATTAGTACCCGAAGAACCACTTGTCCCTGATGTTCCACTTGTCCCGTTAGAACCTGGCGTTCCATTTATACCAGAAGAACCACTTGTTCCTGAAGTTCCGCTAGTCCCTGATGTTCCAGCCTTACCTGAAGTTCCACTTGAACCATTAGTGCCTGAAGTACCATTTACACCTGATGAGCCACTAGTTCCTGAAGAACCGTCAGTTCCATTTATACCGTCAACACCTGAAGAACCTGAAGTTCCACTTGAACCATTTGTCCCTGATGAACCACTTGTTCCTGAAGAACCATTTGTTCCTGAAGTTCCGCTTGTTCCTGATGTACCAGCCTTACCTGAAGTTCCACTTGAACCATTTGTCCCTGATGAACCACTTGTTCCTGATGTTCCATTTATTCCTGAAGAACCTGATGTACCACTAGTCCCTGAAGAACCTGATGTACCACTTGTTCCTGATGTTCCATTTATTCCTGAAGAACCTGATGTACCACTAGTCCCTGAAGAACCTGATGTACCACTTGTTCCTGATGTTCCGTTTATTCCTGAAGAACCGCTAGTTCCTGATGTACCACTTGTTCCTGACGTACCCGCTTTACCTGAAGTCCCACTTGAACCGTTAGTTCCTGAAGAACCATTTGTTCCACTAGTACCTGACGTACCTGAAGAACCATTAGTACCTGAAGAACCATTAGTTCCACTTGTTCCTGAAGAACCGTTAGTTCCACTTGTTCCTGATACTCCTGACGAACCACTAGTTCCTGACGAACCGTTAGTGCCCGATGAACCACTTGTTCCTGAAGTTCCGCTAGTCCCTGATGTTCCAGATTTACCTGAAGTACCACTTGAACCGTCAGTACCCGATGAACCGCTAGTTCCTGAAGAACCATCAGTCCCATTTATACCATCAACCCCTGATGAACCTGAAGTACCACTAGTTCCTGATACTCCTGACGAACCTGAAGTTCCACTTGAACCGTTTGTTCCTGAAGTTCCGCTAGTCCCTGAAGTTCCCGCTTTACCTGATGTTCCACTAGAACCATTTGTTCCTGACGAACCACTTGTACCTGACGTACCACTCGAACCGCTAGTTCCCGAAGAACCGTTTGTTCCTGAAGTACCACTAGAACCATTAGTTCCAGAAGTTCCACTTGTTCCTGATACACCCGATGAACCACTTGTTCCTGACGTACCACTCGAACCGTTGGTACCACTTGAACCACTAGTACCCGAAGAACCGTTTGTTCCTGAAGTACCACTCGAACCGTTAGTACCTGATGAACCTGAAGTTCCACTAGTACCTGACGAACCTGAAGTTCCGCTAGTACCTGAAGTACCATTTATACCTGATGAACCGCTAGTTCCTGAAGAACCATCCGTTCCATTTATACCATCCACACCTGAAGAACCATTAGTACCTGATGAACCACTAGTCCCTGAAGAACCGTTTGTTCCTGAAGTACCGCTAGTTCCTGAAGTTCCCGCTTTACCTGACGTACCGCTTGAACCATTTGTTCCTGATGAACCATTTGTTCCTGATGAACCATTTGTTCCACTTGAACCACTAGTACCTGAAGTTCCTGAAGTACCGCTAGAACCATTTGTACCTGATGTTCCACTAGAACCATTTGTACCTGACGTACCGCTAGTTCCTGAAGTTCCACTAGTACCCGAAACTCCTGAAGAACCTGATGTCCCACTTGTTCCTGAAACCCCTGAAGAACCGCTAGTCCCTGAAGACCCCGATGTTCCACTAGAACCGTTTGTACCTGACGTACCACTCGAACCATTTGTTCCTGAAGTTCCACTAGTACCCGAAACTCCTGAAGAACCTGATGTCCCACTTGTTCCTGAAACCCCTGAAGAACCGTCAGTACCATTTATACCATCAACACCTGATGAACCTGAAGTTCCACTTGAACCATTTGTCCCTGAAGTACCACTTGTTCCTGAAGACCCGTTTGTCCCTGAAGAACCATTTGTACCTGATGTTCCACTTGTCCCTGAAGAACCATTAGTACCACTTGTCCCTGAAGAACCATTAGTACCCGAAGAACCTGAAGTTCCACTTGTTCCTGATGAACCTGAAGTCCCACTTGAACCATTTGTTCCTGATGTTCCACTAGAACCATTTGTTCCTGATGTTCCACTTGTTCCTGAAGAACCTGAAGTCCCACTTGAACCTGATGTTCCGCTAGTTCCTGACGAACCGTTAGTACCTGACGAACCACTTGTACCTGAAGTACCGCTAGTTCCCGACACACCTGAAGAACCCGAAGTTCCACTAGTCCCTGAAACACCACTCGTACCTGAAGTACCATTTATACCTGATGAACCGCTAGTTCCTGAAGAACCATCCGTTCCATTTATACCATCCACACCTGAAGAACCTGAGGTTCCACTTGAACCATTTGTTCCTGAAGTACCTGATGTACCACTAGAACCATTCGTACCTGAAGTTCCGCTTGTTCCTGAAGACCCATTCGTTCCTGATGAACCTGAAGTCCCTGAAGTTCCGCTTGTTCCTGATACACCTGAAGTTCCGCTTGTTCCTGACGAACCACTTGTACCTGATGAACCACTTGTTCCACTCGACCCGTTTGTACCTGAGGTTCCACTTGTTCCTGAAGTACCATTAACACCTGAAGAACCACTTGTACCTGAAGAACCCGAAGTTCCTGAAGAACCACTTGTTCCCGATGTTCCGCTAGTACCCGATACTCCTGATGAACCTGAAGTACCACTAGAACCATTGGTACCACTAGAACCGTTAGTACCTGAAGTTCCACTTGTTCCTGAAGAACCTGATGTTCCTGAAGAACCACTCGCACCTGAAGTACCACTTGTTCCTGAAGAACCGCTAGTACCAGATGAGCCTGAAGTTCCACCACCAACGATTAAATAAGCCGAGAAATAACTTGTTGACCTATTAGAACCACCCTCAAGATTTCTACTTGTTGGGTCTCCATTATAACCCGTAAATTCAACATAATCAGTAGTCCCATTAAAATAAATTATTTTATTATTACCTTGTGAAACACCTGCAGATGTTGTTGTTTGATTTTGCCAAATGAATGTTTGATTCCCATTTTTACGGATTTGTGAATTATATTGATTGTTCGCTACCGTAGCTGTTTGCCAAAAAACTTCAAGTGTCACATTGTAGTAACCCGCTATTGTTGGTGTAAATCTATAAGTTGATACATCCCACCAATTATTAGGGTCAAAATCATCAATAAATTGAATTATAGTATCAACATTTGAAGGAATTGATTGATTTGTCGATAAATAACCTTGTACAACATAGTCAGATGCAACCAATCCCGTTGGTGAGGTACCACTTGAACCTGAAGTCCCTGAGGAACCTGACGTTCCACTTGTTCCTGAAGAACCATTAGTTCCCGAAGTACCACTTGTACCTGAAGAACCATTAGTTCCTGATGAACCACTAGTTCCCGCAGAACCTGAAGTCCCACTTGAACCGTCGGTTCCATTTATACCATCAACTCCCGATGAACCACTAGTTCCCGCAGAACCTGAAGTCCCACTTGAACCATTTGTCCCTGAAGTTCCACTCGTACCTGATGTACCGTCACCTCCTGATGCACCATCTAAATTTGTTTCCCAAGTACAGTAATTACCTGAACCGTCAATTTCAGTTATCTGTAATGTTAAAGAACCTGTAGACGGATTATATGAAATCACATCACCGTGAAAGTGATTTGAATTGTCGTACGCAACAATTAAATGTTGGGCAATAGTATATGATAAACCTACACTTGTAGTTATTGTTATGTTAGTACCAACAACTAATGTCGATAAATCAATACAATCTGTTGAATTTCCTATATAATCGGCACTTACCCCAGATGAACCTGAAGTTCCCGATGAACCGCTGGTTCCTGATGTTCCGCTAGTTCCTGATGTTCCGCTCGAACCTGAAGTTCCTGAAGAACCACTTGTTCCTGAAGAACCTGATGTACCACTTGAACCATTAGTTCCTGAGGTTCCACTTGTTCCTGAAGACCCACTTGTTCCTGAAGACCCATCAGTACCGCTTGAACCGCTAGTTCCACTCGAACCATCCGTTCCATTTATACCATCAACACCAGATGAACCACTTGTTCCCGCAGAACCTGATTCACCGCTAGTACCTGAAGAACCGTTTGTTCCTGACGTACCACTAGTACCTGAAGAACCACTTGTTCCTGAAGTACCACTTGAACCGTCAGTTCCCGAAGAGCCGCTTGTCCCACTCGAACCATCTGTCCCTGAAGTACCACTAGTACCTGAAGAACCATTTGTACCACTTGAACCGCTAGTCCCACTTGAACCATTTGTTCCTGACGTACCGCTAGTTCCACTTGACCCATCAGTTCCTGAAGAACCGCTAACACCCGAAGAACCATCTGTACCATTTATACCATCAACACCAGAAGAACCGCTAGTCCCACTCGAACCTGATTCTCCCGACGAACCTGAAGTCCCTGAAGAACCGTCAGTCCCTGAAGTACCACTTGACCCATCAGTTCCTGATGTACCACTTTCTCCAGAAGAACCATCAGTACCCGAAGAACCTGATGTCCCACTAGAACCGTCAGTTCCTGATGAACCACTTGTCCCTGAAGAACCATTAGTACCTGAAGTACCTGAAGAACCACTTGTTCCAGCAGAACCTGATTCTCCTGACGAACCTGATGTTCCTGAAGAACCGTCAGTCCCATTTATACCATCAACGCCTGAAGACCCTGAAGTCCCCGATGTTCCACTCTCTCCTGAAGAACCACTTGTTCCGCTTGAACCTGAAGTCCCTGATGTACCGCTCGAACCTGAAGTTCCTGAAGAACCGCTTGTTCCACTTGAACCTGAAGTTCCTGATGTACCTGAAGTTCCTGAAGTGCCACTAGTACCTGAAGAACCATTTGTCCCTGAAGTACCACTTGTTCCAGATGTACCTGAAGAACCGTTTGTTCCTGAAGTACCACTAGTTCCCGATTCTCCCGATGAACCGCTAGTTCCTGAAGAACCATCCGTTCCATTTATACCGTCAACTCCTGAAGAGCCACTTGTTCCTGATGTACCTGATTCTCCGCTACTTCCCGAAGTACCGCTTGAACCATCAGTACCATTAACTCCACTTAATCCTGAAGAACCGCTAGTACCCGATGTACCACTTTCACCTGAAGTCCCTGAAGAACCACTAGTCCCCGAAGAACCATTTGTTCCTGAAGAACCATTTGTTCCTGAAGAACCATTTGTTCCTGAAGTTCCTGATGTTCCACTAGTTCCCGATTCTCCTGATGAACCTGATGTTCCTGAAGAACCATCCGTTCCATTTATACCGTCAACTCCTGAAGACCCACTCGTTCCAGATGAACCTGATTCTCCACTACTTCCCGAAGTACCTGATGAACCGTTAACACCTGATGAACCGCTAGTCCCCGAAGAACCGTCAGTACCTGAAGAACCATTTGTACCAGATGAACCATCAGTACCCGATGAACCATCAGTACCTGAAGTACCGCTTGAACCTGATGTTCCTGAAGAACCGTTAGTTCCCGAAGTACCACTTGTACCTGAAGAACCATTAGTACCTGAAGTACCACTAATACCTGATGAACCTGATGTTCCACTTGAACCATCTGTTCCATTTATACCATCAACACCTGAAGACCCTGAAGTCCCTGATGTACCACTTTCTCCCGATGAACCCGATGTTCCTGATGAACCGTCAATACCTGATGTTCCTGATGAACCGTCAATACCTGATGTTCCTGATGAACCGTCAATACCTGATGTTCCTGAAGTACCTGAAATACCACTAGTACCCGACGTACCACTTGAACCTGAAGTCCCTGAAGAACCGTTAGTCCCTGAAGTACCACTTGTCCCTGAAGTACCACTTGTCCCTGAAGAACCATCCGTCCCTGAAGAACCATCCGTCCCTGACGTTCCTGAAATACCACTAGTTCCCGATGAACCTGAAGTTCCCGATGTACCGCTCGAACCATTTGTACCTGAAGTTCCACTTGAACCTGAAGTTCCTGAAGAACCACTAGTACCTGATGAACCATTAATCCCCGACGAACCTGATGTCCCTGAAGAACCACTAGTACCTGATGTACCTGAATTAGTCGCAGTAATACCCGTTATTATAATGGTATCACCAATATTATTATATAAATGAATCTCAGATGATGCAGAAAAATAAGTACCACCCGTAACATTTATGTCAGTCATTCCTGTAATACTAACTGTATTACCTGAATTATCGTATAATTCAATATAGTTGTTGATACCCGAAGCACCTGTAAAGAAAGTTCCTCCCGTGATGTAGGTATCATTTAAATCGGCTATTCTCCAACGAGCGTCGTTATGAGTAACACCTCCAACGCCTTCAATAGTTGACGCAGTCCAAGCGTTAAGGAATAACTCTCCTTGGGGGGTGTCATTAAAACACATATAACCTGTCGAGACTTCCGTTAGAGAGCCCGCGGTTTCCGCATTGTTAAAAAGTGTAGTATAATCAGGTATTACATATTGATATGTTAAATCAGTTTCGTGAACATAAACTAACATACCCAATCTTCTTCTACCTGAAGATATACCGTCATTATATAATCTTATTTCATTAGATGTTCCATATGGGACATTATAACTGAAATTAATTGGGATACTATTACCTGAATACTCAACGGCACCACCATTAATTAAAACGTCATTAGGTATTGTCCAAATTAAATCTGAAAGGTTGTAAACTTCCATATATCCACCGATACTGTCTACACTGAAATTAGTACCTTCAACGTTAGCTCTATCTACGGATATTGGACCGAAAACAACATTAGCAGAAACTGGATTTTTATAATCAAAACTCATCATATTATTAAATATCTTACGGTATTAAACTTCCTCCTCGGAAATATAAATTATTATTAAAATTCTTTATTTTAAAGTCACCAATTGTATATGTCGAATACACTCTATAAGTACCTGCAGGTATTGCAGTACCTGTATAATTAACAATGAAACTAGAGTATGTACTATTCATAGTAAAGTAAGTTAAAGAACCTGGGCTATTTGATTCACCAATTGTCGCATATTTTTGTCCATTTGTCGCCCCTGTTGGAACAAACCAAGTATACCAACAAGACTCATTAGGGTCCATAACTGTATTAGGGACTTCGTGAGTTAAGAATCTATACGCAACTATTGGATTACCTTCAGAATCGAATCCTCCCGAAGATGTTGGTACTTGTTCACTTCTAATTGATGGTACACCTAAACTACCCCATCCTGTATAATTTAAGTAAGCATTCATCTGATTATTAAATGTTGATGAGGCAACCGAAGGGGAATTAATATTATAACCTCTAAACGCACTTCCTTGAGATACCATCCAAGTGTTAAATGAAGTTCTTGCACTATATGGTTCAATAGTTAAATAAGCGTAGAATGAAGGTGTTGCGGTTGGTGTCGGTGTTGGTGTTTGAGTCGGAGTTTGGGTCGGTGTTGGTGTTGGAGTCGGAGTACCTGTAGGTTCTGGTGTTGGAGTTGGTGGTGGAGTTGCAGTAGGTGTTGGAGTTGCGGTAGGTGTAGGGGTAGGTGTAGGTTCGGTACAAGGTGCGATTATAAATGTTTCACAATTAAGTGAGTCAATAACTTTAATCATAACCGCAGGGGCACTATTATACATTGCAGGTAAAACCACAGTATACGGCATTGTTGTTGTGGACCCAACATAGCTACAACTAGCACCAAGCACATTACACACATATACTTGATATGGTGATGTTCCTGTTATACTTGTAATAGTTATTGATGACCCCACAAATTATGTTACGTTTTTTTTTATGATTAACTCATTTTATAAATATTAACGAAACCTTTTTATTATTGTAGGTTGTAATAATATTTGTAAGAGTTTTTAAAAGAATGGGAATACCACGTTATTACACGCTTTTAAATACAACATTGTACAGGTATTGTTGACCCACAAGTAGCCGCAGTTACATTGTATTGTTCAGGGCCATTTGTTAATGATAAAACTTGGTAAGCACAAGTAACACAAGGAACTCTGTCTAAATTAACAAATTCTCCAATACTTAACTGATTTATATATCTAACTACATAAACATCACCACCAATTGCCCCTGTTTCACAATCAATAACCTCTTGAACGTTGTAATAGTAATATGTTTCCGTTGGTGTAGGTGTTTGAGTTGGAGTTGTCGTAGGTGTTGGGGTCGGTGTTTGAGTTGGAGTTGCCGTAGGTGTTTGAGTCGGTGTTGGACTCGGTGTAGGTGTTGGAGTTACCGTAGGAGTTTGAGTTGGTGTAGGAGTTTGAGTTGGCGTAGGTGTTTGAGTCGGCGTTGGAGTTACCGTAGGAGTTTGAGTCGGTATAGGAGTTTGAGTCGGTGTTGGGGTTTGAGTTGGCGTAGGTGTTGGCGTAGGTGTTGAGTAATCGTCACAACAGAATCCATAATCTATCATTAATCTAATTATAACGTCCTTATCCGATAAGGCCTTTAAACAATCAGTACTTAACTGAATTGTATTTGATTCGGTATTAATTATGATAGAACCAATACCAGGTATACTATCTAATAGATTTCGTAACGCGGTAACGTATTGGGTATCTGTTGGGTAATCCAAAATTCCAACTGAATTATAAAATTCACTAGTATAACCTGTACCCCCAACATCTAACAATATAGTAAATGTTGCGGCGGTTAATGAACATCCCGTTTCTCCCGAAGTTAGAACTTCATAACCATCATTTAACATTTGTCTTAAACCTTGTTCAGTACCACTATTCTCAATAAATTCACTATCACAGACATTAAATAATGAATATGTCGAATTATTAGAACTACAACTTACTGAAATTGTCTTGTTTGCAACACATCCGTCAGAATCGGTTAAAATTAAACTATACGTTCCCGCAGTCAATCCCGTTATAAACATACCCGTTTGAGAACCAACATTTGAGGACCAACCAAAAGTATATGGTGGTTTACCTCCTGTAATTAAGGCAGTAACTGTACCCTCATTACCGTTCCCACAAGAAGTACTAGTTAAAGTAAACGCGGTCTTGGTCGATGATGGAATAATAAAACTTGTTTTTATTGTACACGATTCACTATCAGGGTCCGCATCACTAACTAATGCGTTATAAAAACCTGCAGGTAGATTGGTAAATGTTGCCGTTTGGCTTGTACTATTTGCAATTATTTGACTACCGACCTGGTAGGTGTAAATACCTGGAGTGTCCACATAAACAGTAACCGACCCATTTTGATTTCCACAGGTAGTTGCAATTGGGTTCACGTTAACCGCATATGGTTGTACGTTCTCAATAACCACTGTTTTAGTGTAAGTACAAATCCCACCCTGAGTTGTCATTGTTACGGTATAAGTACCTGAACTTAAATTATTAAAAACCGCACTAGGAGATGTGTTCTGAGTATTAAGTACAGTACCGTTAGAATCTAATAATTCAAAAATATATGGCGTTTGTCCACCCCCACCTGATATAGTTATTGACCCACTACCGTTTGAACAGGTTGAGTTTTTAACAACTACGTTAGTTGATGTGAATGAGTTAGGTGTTAAAATAGTAGTACTACCTGAAACAACACATAGTGATGCGTCTGTAACTATAACGGTGTATGTCCCCGCAACTAAGTTATTATATGTATAAGTTCTACTTCCATCAATATCATTTTCACCATTTGAAAATTGATAATAAAATGGTGGTGTACCACCAGATAAATTAACAATAATTTGTCCATTATTATCAAAACAAGTTGGGGATGTGTTAACAAAGTTAATAATCCCTAATCTAGTTGCCGCGGATACCACAACACTTTTAGTTATTGAACAATTATTGGCATCTGTAACAGTAACGGAATACGACCCACCTGACAAACCTGTTAATGAGGGTTGATTTATCGGGCTACTACTCCACTGATATGTGTAAGGAGAGGTACCAGTTAAACCTGTCACATATATCGCACCAGTATTACCTTGGGTACACGCGGAATCATCAATAGTATATAAACCAAATGTGAATTTACCTGAATCAGTAATAACACAAGTGCCTGTAGAACCTGAACAACCACCATCGTCTGTGGCAATAACATAATAAATACCCGATGGTAATGAATCAAAAATTTGAACGTCATCAGCAATTGAAGTACTGATAAGGGTACTATTTAATCCCGACAACTGATATAAGTCGTAAGTTACTGGATAATTTTGTGTTGTAGCAGTTACGGATAACATACCATTACTTCCTTCACAACTCGCTTCAGTTACTGTCTCTAAACTAAGACATAGTCCTGTCGAAATCCAAAGATTTACATAAATCTCATCATTTGGCGGGGTATTTGAGTCATTTATTCTTATTTGATATAAACCTCCACTAAGTCCTGTTCTAGTTGAGTCGTCACCATCGTACACTAAAGTATCAACACCTAAATTTGGGTTATACCAATCGATAGTATATGGTTCGACACCGTCAATAGGGAATATTTGGATTGAACCATCACCCAAACCATTACAGTCCCCATTTACAATTGCATTATAAAACATTAATTACACTTAATTGAAAAGTTTATTCCGACATTTAACTCAAATGTCTTATCATTAAATTTAGGGTCACATCCTAAATTATAAATAACAAATTTACTTTCACTCGTACTTTCGTCCAACGTAAATCCAAGACCTTGTTCTAATAGTATGTCAGGTAAATATGTAGTTATCGTATTTAACCATTGTGCTGGTGATGGCACATCTCCTATTCCAAACCCGTTATAAAACATAACTTTCATTATTTGATTACCACCTAATTTAACATCAACATACCAATCAGACACGATTGACTGTTCAGAACAAGTGGTAAATGTTTCACCTATGGATATCAAATAGTTATTGATTGTTTGGTATAGTACATCACCGAATGAAGTAACAGTACTTTGTCCATTATCCCAAGGATATACATAACAAGTAACTTTTTCCTCACTACAATTATATGGGAATATATTACCATTAATACTACAAGGGTCACAAGGTAAAGGTACAATTTCACAACCTCTTTGTAATCTATACACGAATTTTTGTCTATGGAAGATTGAGTTTTCAAACTTAGACCCCGCCATCCATAAAGTGGATGCTGGTATCATTTGTTCAACTAATCTCACCCAATAATCACCTAAACCATTAATATAATTAATCATTGTCTGATAATTAAAATTATCGTTAGGGATATTAACCGCAGATTCGGATTGTTGATATTTCCACCAAATAGATTGTAACGTAGGGTATCCCCCTGTTTTACCATCAGAAATAAACTGTCTATTTCGAGTATTAATCATATTACTCCAAAACGTTTGAGCGAATTCAAAAAAGGTCTTCTTACTTGGTTTAGGATTGATAAACGTCCAATCAACTCCTCCAGGTTGTGGATATGGTGTTGTTAGACCTGTACTAGGAATTGGGTAGTCGTATTTAGTCGACATTGTCCAAACATCATATAACAATCCTTGGGCGGGGTTCATAAATAAATCAATGTTCTTAACATTAATTACTAACTTCTCATTATTAACAAAGTAATATGCGTTATAATTTGACCTACCACCACTAACCCTTAATCCAACGTCATTAATTGGCCAACTCTTTTTATTATCAATAGTTCTAACTATTTTAAAACCTTCACTCATATATGGGAAAGTTCTATATCTTTCTAAATATTTTTGACCGTAAGTGAACGGTTCAAAGTATGTTTGAATATTAAAATTTTGCCCCGTAAATACACTAGTCGTCCTATTAACCTGTTGAATACTTTGGTGACTCTCAACCAATTCAAACCAACCAGCGCCTTTTTGAAAGAAATAATTTTCATTATTCGATAATGAAGAAGGATAACCTTCAGAATCTATAGGATAGTCATCAAGTGTTGCATTGGCATCTTCAATATTTTTTTGACTTGTAAACCCTGTGTATTTAATACCTTTAATTGAGAAAGTGGTCCCACTATCATATGATGGTAAGTCCTGTGAATAAGTTCCACCTGAAATATAGGAATATTGTCTTTCAAAATCCCCCATATTAATCTTCTGTCCCGCAACATAAATATTCTCATTAAATTCAACTAACGCTTCAGGAGCCCCAACCAATCTAAGCATAAATTCAATAGATTTTCGAGTACCTTTAGACTTGAATAAGTAAGCGGCATTCAATATTAAATTTCTATAAAATTGATAATTCAACTCTGTTGGAGTATTGGCTCTTGAGAAACCAGGGTATTGTATTTTACTATCATTACCAAATACAGATTCTAAGAAACTATCGTTAGTGATTGGTGAAACATTAATTTTCCAACCGACTGTCTCCGCAAGGTTTTTAAGTAGTTGGGAAGGAATGTCGTTACCAACATTATAATTTACGGAATTCATAAACGACAAGGTGTCAATGAATTTTTTAACCTCATCAAAACTTCTACCATATACGTTCAATATTTTCTGAACTTTTTGGTCTTCCGTGTCAAAATCTTTAAAGGCTTGTGTTGTTAAAAATCTAGTAACTAAATTAGTTCTAAATGAGTCAAACGAATCTGCAATATCACTAACAGTTGCTAAGTAAAAATCAAAAGCCTCGGTTGCAATATCTAAATTCCAAACACCATTTAATGGCCAAGTTACTCTTTGGTTATCCGTAAACAGTAAACCATCTTCCGTTTGTCTTGGAACTTGAAAAACCGCAGTATACTGAGGAACTATCAATCTATTTAATAAAAATTTCTCAACCTCATCAAATGGTTCCAATAATGACTTATCGGTATAAAAACTATTGGGTCTAATAACTAAGTACTCTGTACTTGTTGTATTATCACCAAATGGTTTACCAAGAATTGTCACAGTTAAAATACCACTATATAAACTTTGGGTTGGTTGGATGTAAACTACAGGATATTCTTTATCCCCAATAAATAACGAATATTTTGTGTATTCAGTCGTTAAATTTCTTAATGGTGAAACTTGATATTCTAATAATGAAATATTTCTTGTTGAATTTATACTAAAATCAACCCCAAATGGGTTTCTTGTTTTAGCAATATTAATGTCAAATGTCGTATGGTTTTCAAGTATATCATAAACCGCGTTAGTTGCCGTATTACCTGTAGATGAATCGTAATTTATTGGTGATACCTCTAAAGCACCTGGAAAAAAGTTTATAATTTTTTGTATGGATGTTGACATCCTTTTAGATAAAGGTCCGTATAGAGTAAATCTTGAAACCTCCGATAAATCAAAATTAGGATAAACTCTAAAATCTTTAGCAATAATTGCTTTAGATTCTAAAATATTACCAATGTTTAAACTATCCAAAGATATCGGTTCTGAAAACGCACCAATATTAAAGTTTCTATTAACTTTCTCAACTACCGATGTTGTGAATTCAAAATTACCCTGCGTCAAACCTCCACCGTCAACAATTTGTAAACCTACAATGTTGTCGGAGAAAGTTCCAGCTCCGCTAGAGGGTCTCGGGGGATATCTATAAAATCTTTTTGCCATTATGTTGTAATACTTGTGAAGTTTTTACTGAAATCAATATTATTACCTCTATCTTGTCTAACCTCAAATAACAATTTATTGTATTCATCTCTAATTTCGTAAAGATTGTACTGTCTGTATATATTATTTTCAGTGTCGTAGATTGTGTAGATACCGTCGTCAATAGACTTAGTTTGATTACCGTAAAGAGCTATCGCCAATGTATTGAAATCGTGTTCAGCAACTTCGATATCAATCGTTATTGGGTTAAAAAAAGTATTACTGATAATGATATTTTGACCAGGCTGACCAATGAATGGTGTTGCGTTTGGTTTATTAGTAGGTGCAGATGAAGGTGTCAACGTACAAAACATTAAATTAGTAACACCATCAACATAACGATATCTAATCGCTTTTTGAGATGTGTTTGTTAAGTTTTGAGTTACAGGTTGACAATAAAAATTAGAGGTGATTACTCTAAAGAAGTTAGGTATCTTAGTACCATCATCATTTAAGTATTCAATTCTAAAACCAACTAAACCTTGTGCAGTAAATTTATTTTTAAATTGAGCAGGAACATTATCTAAATTAATTACAATACCTTTAATGTTTGGTAACGCTGATAATACACCACAATCATTAATCTGTGTTCTTATTTGAGCAGGTCTAAGATATAAGGTATATATTCCAAGTTTATTAAATTCATTTGCGGGTAATTTTAAATTATATAACCCACCAAGAATTTCAATGTCGGCATTACCACCTGTACTTGCATTATTGAAGTAAGGTCTTAATATTGTTTTAGCATCCAACGATTTTAATATAAAGTTGTCCGTCGCGTCTCTTGAAGGTGTATAATTTAAAATAATATCAACATCTTCGGGTGATACATCAGACGGTCTTATCGTTCCATATGTTCCTATTGCCATTTTGTTTTATTTTGTTTTTTAATAAATAGTTTATTAGTCTTTTTTGATTATAGATTTTCTTGTTTTATAAAATTAAAAAATCCATATCCATAGTTTTCAAGGTCTCCAATGTTATCAACCTCACCCAATCTTTCAATTCGTTCTAAAGCACTGTTCTTCCCTCGTTCAATAAAAACGTCGGACTGAACTTCTGGTTGATAGACGATATTCATTAATGACTCATCTTTCACAATCGGTTCTTGAACCATCCATTCAGGAATCAAACCACTACTATAGGTTAAGTACGATGTTGTTCCATCAATAAAATCAAGATACTGAGTATCTTGTATTGTATAACCCGTATATGTTGGTGTCATCGCACTTATCACACCAAAAAACTGATTATTTTTATCCTTTATAATTTTATTAAGAACATAAGGGTTTTTACCATAAGATTGTAGTTCAGTTATTCTAGACTCCGTATTACCCGTAATTAAGAAAGGTGTAGAGGTATAGTTACTTGAGACTTGGGAAACTATGTTGTTCTCGGAATCACCTGTAAAAATATAATCATAGGATATTGGAGTAGCACTCCAAGAACCAACGTTTGATGTAAAATAAGCGGTGCCCTTAGGATTATCTATTGTAGTACCTGTAAATGGAACCACCACAGTTTTTTTAACGGTATTAACACCCCAAGGATTTTTTTGTGTTAAAGTTATTGTATACGTCCCATTATTAATATAATCGTGATAAATGTAATTTGGTGATAACGTTGTGATTGTTTGACCACTTACACCATCACCCCAATCAACTTCAAATGTTGAAAACTTTAAATAATTTTTAAACTTTTGGTCTGACGTATTATAGAAATAATATCTCTTAGGTGAAACTGTTTGAGCCGAGAAAACAAAATTCTTCACAACATCAGATTGTAGTAAGTTACCATCAAATATTGAATATAACCCGACATCAACTGCGGTCTCGGTTATCATAATAGGAATTGTTAACCCCGTTAATAATGAATCTCCATTAGTCCCTCCCGAAAGAACTTGACTCATACCTGAATAAACATATGTACACCCACTCGAGTATGTATCACCACTTGGGTAACATATGTTGAATATATCACCCCCAATAACTTCAGGTGAAATTTTAATATAATATCTATCTTCGTTCATTATGGGTTAATATATTCATACCATTTTATCGGATTTGACTCCTGACCTGCAAGAGTTTGTCCTCCACTTGAAATATCGTAGATTTTATACGTGTAAGTATTATAATCTAAAATGACCTTATAATAGAAATATCTATCCTGTGGGAAATTAAACTTATCGCCAATCAAACTTGATTGGGGTCGATTCATCATCTTAACAAAATACCCGTTTTTCGCATCAAAAAATTTGGCAGTCATATAAAATGTTGTGATATTTAAAAAATCTCGTTTTTTTAACCAGTAAATAAACATACCTTCTTGGTCCCCTAAATAATCCAATTTGAATATTGGAGTTTTAATATTCTTAGTCTCATATCCAACTGTTGCTGCAGTTGTTGCTCCCTGTTGTGTTGGAATTATTATTGTCACATAATTTGTTTGGGTTTTTAAATCCGTACTATCATACAAATCCAATTTAAAAAATGAATTTTTAAAAGGATTTGAATACATATAAACTTCATTCGTTGAGAACCCTTGTACAACATACGAAGGTTCCCATATAGTTGTACTGACATTAGCCCCGTTAGGCACAAAATTAAATGAGTAATTAACATCCGTTTTCAACACATTATTTGTAGGGTCGACAATACCCGCAGGTGCGAATCTGGCAACTTCAAAATCTTTATCTCCATTTAAGATTTCAGTAATGGCGTTTCTTTCAAACGCAACTAAAGAATCCGACCTGTCGGTCAAATCCCAAGTCATTTGTACAGGTATCACTAATTCTTTATCAGTATCAGTAGGTAACGATATTTTATATTTATTCACAATCATCTATATCTGGGTCTGAAATTGCATATAATTGTTCAGGGACATTTCCTTCAGGAAATAATCTGAATATTATTTTTCTTGATGGATAATGAGAGCCATTTAAGAATGGGTAATCCACACCCAATCCATTACCATCTATATAACCATAAGTATATAAGTCTCTCCATCTTAACGTTTGATAGTATTCTGAGAAGTACGCATAATCAGGAACTCCTTCTATCGTTTTAACGTCCCCCTCTTCAATATAATCAGAATACACTTTTAGTGTAATCGAATTATGTGGTTGGTAATAATACCCTGGAGGGTTATTAGGACTACACGAAAAATTAAATGGGTCAGCATTTAAAATACATCCGACTTTAAATAAATTATCATTAAAAACAATCTTATGATATAGAGGTGATATAACTCTTTCTTTTTGTTCGAATCGATTAAACTCACAATAATCCCCATCAATAATATCACCTTCTTTTAAGTCATTGTTATAATAAAAATTGAAGGTATTACTACCAATAGTTTTACTATACGTACCTGTACTAATATTGGTTTTATTTCTTGATTTATTTGACGCTGCCCAATATGGGTTAACGTCTGATGTGATATTAAACCCAAATCCTTCTCGAATAGCGGGAAAATTTGGCACACTAGTATCGAGTGGCTTATTCATCCACCCAAAATATCCTTTATTTATAATTGTTATGAATAATTCACTTAATGGTCTATTCTGATTATCAACATAAGGTGCAATGTTAATGTCTTTACTAAAAGAAATTAAATACGATTGATTACCTTCTTTTTGAGTAATTCTCGCGGTATGGTCAGGGGTTAATGAACTATATTCGTACTGTCTGACGTTATCAAAAGGATTGTATTCAAATCCCGCTTTAGTTAATATAGTATCACTTACATTTGTAAGTATTCTATGTTTTCTAACATAATATTCTGATTTAGTTTCACCTGAGTTATAAATGTCGACTATTCTTTTAAAAGTACCTTTAGTATCATTTGTAAATGTAACACCAGTAAATCCGTAATTATAAAGATTAAAAATATATTCACCCGAACCAAACCCTGATTGACCTAAAGAATAAACTTGGAAAACCTTACTACCTCCATATCCCAACCATCCAGGGATGTTTATTTCAACATATTCCCCTTCAGATAGATTGTGTTTAACGGGACAGACAAATGAAATTAAATCTTGCCCTGACTCGGTGTATGGGTTTTGAATATAAAAAGGAATACCATCACCAGCAGCCCATCCATTAGTCCCACCATCCTCTTCATAATACTCTAATCTTTTAGTATAATCGTTTTGATATGCGTAACTAATATATTGGGTCCAATTATATGTTGTCGCACTTTTATTTACAAAATATATGTGTGGTTGAACCGTACCTGATGTTGTAGTATATCCTGGAACTTTGTTATCGGTTCGTATAAAATCAAATTCGTTATATAGTGGATACCCTGTCCACATAGTGGTATTAAATGAACTTAGTTGATTGGCGTAGTACATATTATACGTGAACGGTTTATAGTCAAGTAAACCAGTACTTCCACTATACACGTTATAAAACATAAAATCCATATTAGCACTAAGTCTAAAAGTGGATGACGCCTGTCTTTCGTCGTCAAACACTTGAGCTAAACTGATTCGATTATTCCTATCAAACTCATCAATTTCTTTTTGAGTATTTTCCAGAGGTACTTTAATACCTAAATCCGTATCAATTGCGGTCTTATATCTTTTAGACCCTAATACTATTCTTGTTTCAATTTGATTACTCATTTAAACCTGTAGTTCCTAAGAACTTATTTGAAAATCTGTTTATGGCAGTATTACCTTTTCTTAATCCAAAATAGAAATACCAAGGAGCACCTCCTAATATAGTCTTACCTTGAATTGTTGGTGCCGAATAATTGTAAGTTATTGACGCCATATCATTCGAATTACTTGCAAATAAATAACCACGAGCGTTATATTCATTAACCGAAGCGTTCCATACAGGATATGGACTACCAGGTATTTGTGTTGGTAATCTATCCATTTGTTGATACTTAACCGCCACAATACTCGAAGGGTCAGGAGATGTAGCCCAATTATTAGTTTGTGTACCAAAGATTGTGTTACCCGAATTTAATCTCCACATATAATGAGGTGTAAGTTGTGATTTAGTTGAGGTATAATCGTAAGCAAAATCATTAGTTAATGGGTTCCATCTAATTGTTCTAACAGGTGAGATAAAATCTCTAACTTGTATTGATTCCGTACTTGAGGTAAACATAATACCCATCATAATACTATTTGAACTAGTCCCCGCCGCGATTACAGACGCCCCTCCAGGGGATGAAGGTGATGTAGTATAAAAGGATGTGTCCAACGGAACCACACCAATTTGGGAGTTAACCGCCACTGATTGTGCGAAATCAGCATCAACCTTTCTACCACTTCTTGAAAATAATCGAGTAATTTGGTTACCAAAGAAGTTAGCTAAGAAACTAGAATCAAGTAATCTCATAATACCAAATAGATTAACCATATCTGAAGTATCATTATATGAAGTTTCAGAGAACTCTTTCATATTATACCCATCAAATTGACCGTTTAAAATAATCTCTTTCATAAATGAATCTCTAGGTCCTAAATTAATAAGAGTTGTTGGGTATTTTAAATTAGTATCATTAGCTCCTTTACCATCATCCCCTCTTGATTTAAATCCAATAAAGTTACTACCATCCCAAGGTGTACTTCTATAATAAAACGTATTTGTTGTTGGGTGTAGGAAAATAATATCTCGACAATACTCCCGACCATTAACTTTATTCTTACTATTATAATAGGTATTAATTTTGAACGGATATGCAAATAATACACCGTTAATCCAATTATTATTAAAGACCTGACTTAAAACTCCTTGACATAATGCAAAGAAGAACTTGAATCTAAGGATATATTCCCCAAAATTTTCAAGGTCTTTACCCATTCCAGCAATTGGCCCGAAAATATCATTAATGTCACCACAACGAGGACAAAAACGATAACAACCGTTATCAGTCACCGCATCATCGTTCTTACACGCAGGGTCAACAGTGATATTTAAACCACTGGTACCCTGGTCGTAACATTTTAATGAAACCATTTTAGTACAAGTAAATGTATTTAAAGCACTATTACTTTCAAACGCGTTGTCATTAGGTTCAAATGTGTCAGCATACGACGCGTTTGATTGTCCAGCACCTGCAACAATAATACCATTAGTCGAGAAGGTATATACGGTCAACGCAGGATTTTGTTGTAAGAAATAGGTGTTATTACCATTAGTTGTTTGAAAATCAGAAGTAGGTAATCTATCACTTCTCATAACATTATTCTTATAATAAGACATACTTAAAGTACTACCCGTATTATACCCTGGACTATAATAATATGATTTTAAATTGTTAGGGTATGATGTTGATGGGGTAAACACATACGCTCCTCCGTCAACAAATTCACTAGGGTTATATTTTCTTGGGGTTAGTGTACCACTATACAAAGCCTGACTTGATAACGATTTAAGTAAACGTCTAGGTGATGATATTGTATTATCAATCTTAGATGGGCTCAAAACCGTAGCTGGTGGTGATGGTACAAATACCGACGGAATCACTTTAGTATTATCTAAACTAGAATAAAACGTATGAGTATTAGTCGTGTACCCCGTATAATAATATGACGATGAATTTGCGGGTTCAAAGAATTGAGAACTAAAATATAAATCAAATCCATTGTTAGGAGTGTTGTTATTCATACCAGGACCAAAATCGTGGTCAAACATATTCAACGGTGATGATGATGCAGGTAGCGTCGAATTCTTAATTGGAACGTTAACTTTATAATCCCCGATAACTAAACAATCTGGTTGGTTAATTGATGTGTACCCAAAAACTCGACTCAGGTCAAATTTAGTTTGAACACTAAATGAATTAGGGTCAACACCTCTTTGGATTATTAATACCTTACTGTCTTGTGATATAAAATCAATAGGTGTCACAGTTACCGTGTCACTAAAAATTCCCGTAAAACTAGTAATAGTTGAAGTACTTTCAATAATATCCCCAAAACTATTCGCGAAACGAGTTGCAGGTACTAAACTTCTAAACTGAGCAATGGTCATTCCCGTTATTACTTGGAAATACTCAATATCTGACGGATATGTGTAATATATTGTTTTACTAACATTAGTGTTATACATAGTAGGTGTCGAATATGAAAATGGTATATTCGACAATGGGTTAGTCGGACTTGCGTAAGTACCACTTAACGTAGTTGGTATTGTCGTAGTACCCGTTAACTGAGTACTTCCAATACTATTAACCGTTGCACCTGTAAAGTTAGGGTCTTTAGATGAATATGGACTTGAAAATGAGAACATCTTACCCGCACTAAGGGTAGTCGCTTTACTAACTAAAATCGCAATTACATTATCAAAATGTCCCGCAGTAGGACCGTTAGAAGTTGGTTCGTATGTCACTTTCACCTGATTAGCACCATTGTAGTAAGAACCTTTAGTATTAAATAAATTAATCCTCTCACCAAACGGTAAATCATAACATTCCATAAAACCTGAAGAAGTATTTATTCTCCCGACACCTCCCGCAGTCATATTGGTACCATTAACAAATGTACCCCCTAATAATTGTTTGATAATAGGGACATCTGATGGTGACCAAAAAAGTGTATTACTGAAAATATTATTAAATACCGATGGGTTGTCCAACTTACCAAAGGCAGTCGGTATGTTAAATGATGTTATAAATTGACTTTGGTTTTGTTGTGCCTGACCCGTGGTTTGATTAGCCCCACCTGTTGTAGGGTCACTACCATTACCGTCTGACCCATCACAACTACAAGCTTCACAGTCAGGATAAGTTAACATTGGCATATCCAATGGTTTAATTGGTAGTTTTGGGTCGTCACAATCAATACCCAAAGAACGACAAATCCATCCAAAAGGATAGAAACTAATTGCAACAATACTAAATCCAATACCACAAATACCACAAAGTACTGTTTGAATAATTAGATATATTAGATTTATAAGAAACGCAATAATATCATAGGCGATAAGGACGGGTAACATTAAGAACCCAATAATTGAAATTAGAATATTCAATATTATCCATAATAATGATGTATGGAAAACCCCGTCATTCGCAGGAAATTTATTTACACTATCTTCACAGGTATCATCATCAATTCTTTTAATTGCTAAGAACTTTTCTTTACCACCAGCAACCTTATAGTTGTCGATTAAACCCGAAACAGTATAAACTTTATTATAATCGAATTCATAAAATCTATCTTCACAATTAATATAGGATAATAATTCAGGGTTTGTTATATCAACACTACCTGTAGTATACCCTGACCAACCTAAATCAAACGCATATGATGTTAACGCGTCATTATAATCCCCAAGACCACCTCGTAATGGGTCAGACCCATAAAACTCCCATCCTTTTTCTTTAATGTTTGGGACTAAGAAATAACCTCTTTTAAAATCTTCCGCAATACTCTTACTTTGTTGCCATTTAATTTTAAACCTGTATTTAGCTTTAGTTGGGATACCGACTTTAGGGTCGTTTGAAATAACCTGTTCCCCATATTCATTTGTAGATATGTAGTTATTATTCATTGGTAGGTCAAACATCCACACACCATTACCGTCAATAACTTTACCACCATTAGGTAGTTTAGCTTGTTCGAGTATTGGTAACCCGTCAGAGTCGTTAAAGATTGTTTGGGTAATAGCCAAAATCTCACCAGGTCCTGTGGTCATTTGACACTGATTTCCTGTTTCTTTTCTCGAAACACAATTTTGTTTAATGGCAATAGAGTTTGAGGTACTAACTAATGACCCCATAAAAATTGCGGTAGGTTTAATATCAATGTTAGCCTCGTTGGTAATGTCAAAATCTGTTCTTGTAATACCTATTTGACATATCTCAGGTTCACCCCAAAATGGTGCAACCTCAATACTCTTATTAATAACAACAACCTGAGGTAATGAATTAAAGTTCGATGATGAATTAAATTTATTCCCATCAAATTGTTCTTCAGTTGCAAGTCCCATTCTAACCAAATCCTGAGGTCCTAACGAAAAAGGACCAATATCAGATAGGTCAACATTCATCACTATAGTATGACTACCAACAGGTACCCCATAAATTAAGTAATCACCACTGTCATTCGTTTGAACGGTATATTTGTAATACTTGTCATATAATTGAACAACCGTTTGGTCAACTAAGTTATCTTTTCGAGAAGGGAATGTCCCTGTGGCAACGTGATTACTATAAGAAGGAAGATATGGTAATAGATTAAATTTGTACCCATCCTCATTAGTATCTAAAACCGATTTATAAGGATATATTGATTTAATGACAGGGTTTTTTAAGTCCTCGTCAGTTACAGGTATGAAGATTGATAACTTAGCGTTTGGTATTCCATAACCATTGTTTGCAAAAACTCTACCAGCAATAACCCCATAATCTGAGCACATTCTTAAGTAGACATCACCTTGCCTAATTTTTAATGATAATATTTCAAGTTGTTCAAAATCTTGGTCAACTTGAACTACTAAGTTTTGGTCTTTGCCTGGATTAGCTTTAATTCTATACGAATTCCCCATTATATTCCTTTAATCGATAAATAGTTGATAGACTGTTTTTCAAGTCTGTGCACTGGTTTTTATGTTTAGAAAAAACAAGTTACTCTAAACATAAAAAGATAATGTAATAAATAAATCCTTAGCTAATTGATACGGTTTGGAAATTCTTAACCTTAACCGTAATATCCTTATTTGGATATCTAATTTGATAGATTTGAGTTGGGAGTGCAAAGATAGTATTGTCGGTAGGTTCTATCTGTTTTGTAGAAGAATCCGCGTATTTCATTGAAGTTTCTGAAGATGAATATTCTCCCCCAACTTTATTAAACACTTTTAATTCAGTTAACGATATCACTCCATTCTCAGATTGAATTATTTTATTAATTTCAGATATATTAACGTTACCCCCTAATTGTCTTGTTGACGGATTAAAATAATCCGAAATCTTATTAATTATCGTACCAACAACAACCCCTTGATTTTGACTTGCATCCAACACAACTGACGCCTCAACGGCTAAATCAATTACATCCGCAGTTTCAATTGAAATGTAGTCGTTTATCATACGATAGTTTGAAAGATACTCAGCAAGATTATTTAATAACGTATTTGAAACTATAGATGTTAAAGCACCTGAAGTATCGTATGACAATATCTTAACTCTAATTTTATTATCTTCCTCAACAACAGAGACTTTAGCAGGTGCACCAAATTGTCCTGGCATTTTTCTAATCAAAGCTTCATAATCATTAATCGTAACTGCTCTATTTTGTGCCGAGAAGTTAAACGATACAAAATTTCTTATTTCTTCTAACGTAGGTAATCCCGCTCCCCCAATTGCCGCAGTTACGTTAGTACATCTTAATGAATTAACCACCGCAGTATTTGTCGATTCTGAAGGTCCGTTTACAAAGAACGAAACCGTACCAATCTGATTGATAGTATTAACTCCGATATTGGTACCTAATCCACCACCAATTCTATATTGTACAAAGATTGTGGTGTTTGCTTTTAACGTACTACCTAATGAAAAATTATTTAAATAATTCTGCATCGGTAAAGTCTCAATTCCACTTCTCGCAAATTCCCTCAATTGGTCTTCCGCCGATGTGTTACCCCCACCAAACGTCATCTTTAAAAATCCTTCAGGTGTGTATTCAGTTATAAATCTGTCATTAGTAACAACCCATTGTCCAACTTTAACTCCAGGTAAATCAGTTGGTTTCGTCGAATCCTCGATGAATACCCTATCTTGAGCTAAGGCATCAACTTCATACCATTTCCCAGCAGGTGATAAAAACTCAGACACCGTAGGTACGTTAGCGTAGTTAGTACCATCTTTCTGTATAACTGATGTAACACCTAACACATTCTTTTCTGGTAAGAACAACTCAAAAAACGGTCTAACGTCATTGGCGGTTATAACTTGTTTGAATACTTTGGTAATACCATTAACTACTAATTCTCTTTTAGTTATTGTATAACTAATTAAATTGTTGTTACCATCGAAGTTAGGTATTTTAAGTCGGTTTGGGAAACCTTGTGAGTTATATGGTGATGAAAAATCAATATCGTATACGTTTTCAAAAATTTGTCCCACACCCGTAACTTGACTTCCTCTTCTTAATATACCTTCATATCTCTCATCATCCTTATCACCATTTGCAGGTACCGTAATTGAGAAGTCGACTAAAGCAACTGAAGGTCTTTGACCTGGAAGTTTTAATCCATAAGTTCTCGCGATGTTAAATATTGAAGATTTTTGTTGGGCGTATTGTAAAACTGTTTCTTGAACACTTCTATCAATATGGAAGTGTAAGTTGTCAGATACGGCAGCATTTAAATCTAATAAAGCCGAGAAAATAGACGCGTCGTTAAAATTATCTATTAACTCAGGATAATAGGTTTTTGTGAAATTTATTAATTCCGTTCTAACTTCTTGGAAGTCCCTTACGGTATAGGATATTCTTTTTTCTGCCATATTAATTAAATATTTAAGATTACGAAATCTTTACTACTAAAGACATCGTCGGTTATTACGTAATCTATTTTAACCTTAGCGGTGTATTCATCGGCACCCATACCTGGCATATTATACTCAGTAGTATTACTACCTGAACTTACACCACCACTTTCTGTCTCTTCACTAACATAAGCTTTGACACTAATACTAGTAATTCTTAATTGAGGTAAATACTTTTCACACGACTCTCGAATCTCAGATTCAATACTGTTAAATGTTGGAGTATCTAGTGGTTCGAAAATATACTCATATAATCGAGTTCCAAAATCTGGCAAAAAATATCTAGACCCTTTTCTTGTAAGAAGTAGGTGAATTAAATCTGTCCTTATCTCATCGTTAGCAGTTTGAGTTAATTTCAGATAGTCTCCTTCAGTAGAACTGTTGAAGGGGAATGCAATCCCATATGTTTTACCATTTGCCATATCAATAAATATATGTCGTGATTATTTCTTATAAATAGTGTAAAATAAAAAATCCCGACATAGTGTCGGGATAATTGTCGTTATATTTTAAATTAAGATGAACATCCAAAACATTCAATCTCAATACCCTCAGGTTTTGGTGGTAGATTCATATGACTATAATCTACTTTAGGTACCTCAACATTTTTCTTAGGCGATTCCATTTTTGAAATATCCATAGCCAAATGTTTTGCTCCTGTTGAAATCGCCTTTGTTCTAACATAATAACAAAGTGTTTTCAAACCTTTCTTCCAAGAGTGGAAGTGTGATGAAGATATCTTAGATAATGTTGGGTTTGACATATAGATATTCATTGATTGTGATTGGTCAATGAATGGTGCTCTGTCAGCCGCCATATCAATAAGTTCCTTTTGTGAGATTTCCCAAATAGTTTTATATTTCGGAATTAAGTGTTCAATTCTCTTAACTTTTTTATTGTAATTTTTATCTTCAGTGTCTAAGTAAGCGTTGAAGTTAATTTTTTGGATTGACCCTTCGTTGAAGATGATTTCATTTTTTAGGTCCTCACACCAAATTCCAATTTTTTCAAAGTCGTTAATCAAGTACTTGTTAACAATCATAATTTCACCACCAACAACTCTTCTATTGAATAAAGCCGAGTGAGCTGGTTCTGTCATTTCAAACGAACCTGTAATCTTAGCTGAAGACGCAACAGGCATTTGAGCCGTGAATAATGAGTTACAAACACCGTATTTTTTAACATCATTTTTTAATGATTCCCAATCAAACATACCTGATAAGTCAGACTCTTCTAATCCCCACATATCAAATTGGAAATTTCCTTTAGACATAGGTGAACCGTTAAAGAATTTGTAAGGTTTTCTGTTTTCTGTTTTACATAGGTCGTTACTTTCAGTAATTGCCGCAAAATAAATTGTCTCAAAAATTTGTTTGTTAAGGTTTTTAGCATCTTCAGACGTAAAGATATAATCCATTAAGTAGAATACATCCGCTAATCCTTGTGTCCCAATTGCAATCGCTCTTTGTTCTAAACCACCTTTATGTCCTTTATCTGTAGAGTAGTTGTTTTTATCTACAACGTTGTTTAACGCTCTAACAACTTTTCTAACCTCACTGTATAATAATTTAAAATCAAATTTACCATCAACAATAAAGTTTTTCAATACCATAGAAGATAATGTACATATCGCGGTTGTCTCCTCATCAGTAAACTGATAAATCTCATTACATAAATTAGATTGTTTGATTACCCCAATATTTTGGTGATTAGTTTTTCTATTTGCATTATCTTTAGAACATAAATAAGGTACTCCTGTTTCAACTTGCGATTCAATAATTTTATTCCAAATTGTTTGTGCAGATACTTTTTTACCAATACCTAACTCAACTGCTTTACGATAATTTTCTTCGTACTCGTCACCATAACATTCTTGTAATGGTTTAATACCTGCTTTAATAATATCATTTGGACAGAACAAATACCAATCATCGTTATTTTCTACCGCCTTCATAAAGTTGTCAGGAATCCATAATGCGGTAAATAAATCACGAGCTCTTAATTCCTCAGCACCAGTATTCTTTTTAATCTCAAGTAAATCTATAATATCCTTATGCCAAGGTTCTAAATAGATTGCCGCACTACCAGGTCTTCTACCTTGTTGATTAAAGAATCTTAAACCTTCGTTTACAATTTTCAAATATTTCAATAATCCTCCCGCAAATCCTCCTGAAGAATTGATTCTACTTTCTTTACTACGAATATTAGATAAACATAACCCAATACCTGCAGCGTCAGACGAATACGTTGATATGTCGTTGAAAGTATTTAATAATCCGTTTCTTGAATCTGAATCGTTATAATGTAACACACAAGACGCTAACTGAGGAGTTTTAGTCCCTGAGTTAATCATAATTGGTGTTGCTGGTGAAATAAGTTGGGTTGATAGTGAGTTGTAATACTCAACGGCCTCTTCAAAAGTGTTAGTAACCCATAACGCAACCCTCATATACATATGTTGAGGTCTTTCAATTACTTTACCTTGTGGTGTTTTTAACAAATACATTTCAATTAACGACCTCCAAGCAAAGTAATCAAAGTTGTAATCATTTTCGTGATTAATAACCGAATCAATATTACTTGCTCCGTAAGATTCCACAATCTCCATCAATCTATCATTTACCACACCTTCTATGTGTAATGTGTGCATAGTATTTGAAAAACTTTCAGAAGTTTCTTTATGGTATGAAGATATTGCAACTGACGAAGCTAATCTTGAGTAGTCGTGATGACTACCTGTATAAGCTGCAGCAATTTCATAAATAAGTTTATCCAACTCTTTAGTTGTGATTAAACCCTCAGTTGGTACTGAGGTAATCACCTTAATAAAGATTTCATCTGAATTAACGTTAAGTCCTTTAGACGCTCTTTTAATTCTTTGATATATTTTTTGTGGGTTAAACGACGCGTCGTCTCCACTTCTCTTTTTTATTCTTAATGACATCATATTTCTCTTTTTTATATATTAAAAATCATCGGTAAATGAAAGTGATTCACCTAACTTTGCTTTTTGGTATTCAACAGTTCTTGATTCGAAAAAATTACCTTTTGTTTCAACGGCAATTTGTTCCATAAACTTAAATGGTTGTTCAACGTTAAATTCTTTTTTACAACCAAGTTTAATTAATAAACCGTCAGTTACAAATTCAAGATATTGTTTCATTAAATTTGAGTTCATACCGATAAGTGAAACTGGTAATGATTCAATAATGAATTCTTTTTCAATCTCTAATGCGGATAATAATATTTCTCTGATTCTTTTCTCACTTGGTTTATTTTCAATGTGATTATTCAATAAATGAATTGCAAAGTCACAATGTAAATTCTCATCTTTAAAGATAAGTGAATTAGCATTACATAAACCTTGCATTATTCCTCTTGATTTCAACCAAAAGATTGAACAGAATGAACCCGAGAAGAAGATACCTTCAACCGCCGCAAACGCGATTAATCTTTCCTCAAAGGTTGAATTTTCAATCCAATCCAAAGCCCATTTTGCTTTCTTTTGTACCGCAGGTAATTTATCAATTGCGTGGAAACACTCATCTTTTTCTTCAGGACTTGAGACGTAAGTGTCAATAAGAAGAGAATACATTAATGAGTGAATGTTCTCCATCATAAGTTGAAACCCGTAGAAGAATTTTGCTTCAGGGTATTGAACTTCTTTAAGGAAATTTTCCGCCAAATTTTCATTTACAATTCCGTCAGACGCCGCAAAAAATGATAATATATTTTTAATGAAGTATTTTTCATTATCCGATAAATTTTCCCAATCACGAATGTCGTTTGTCAAGTCAATTTCTTCGGCCGTCCAAAACGCCGCCTGATGTTGTTTGTAAAACTCCCAAATATCATTGTGTTCAATAGGGAAGATAACGAACCTGTTGGGATTTTCTACCAATATTTTTTCCATAGTAATTTTAATTTAATTTTTGTTAAGACTGTTTTTGTTTTTGTTGTTGCTCTCTTTCTTTTCTTTTCTCAAGAAGTTCTTTAACTCTATCTCTTTTTTGTTCCTCTTTTTGTTCTTCAAATCCTAAGAATGTTACTGAACTTTCAGTATCAATTTCAATAAGTTCATTATCAAATTTACAGTTTTCGAATACAACACCATCGGAACCAATACGAGATTTAGTAATTGCGATAGTAGCAAGTTTCATTTCTTTTTGTTGTAAAGTTTTAGCCACGGAAATGATAACGTGTCCAACTTGTGCTTTCTTAATAGAACCACCCATTTGGTCGGTGGTAACCACTTCTGATGAAATCGAGGAACGGTTTCCTTGTGTTGCGGTCCATCCAACAATGTTCAACTCGTGACACATTGCTTCAAAACCTCTCATAACTGAACCTTCACTTTTCCATTCATCTCCAAGATTTTTGTCAGGTACTACACAATCAATATAATCTAAAAGAATCATATCAATTTTATTTCCCTCAGCAATCATTTTCCTAACTTGGTTTTTGATTTGCATCATAGTTAGAGTATCAGAAGGTAATTTTTTAAGAGTTAACTTGTTCGGCATAGATTCTTTAATTGCCGTAACTTTCTCCATTACTTCTTCTTTCTTATTTGCCATATCATCAGGGGCAATTCCTGTCCAAAGTGTAAAATGTTTTCTTTGAATAATCTTTGGGTTATCTTCAAAGAATATTTGTAATACGTTATAACCTAAGTTAAATCCGTGATTAGCTATTTTTGTTAATAGTGTAGATTTACCTACACCTGTTGGTGCCAAAATTACACCGATTTCCCCTTTGGCCAAACCACCTTTAAGTAGTTTGTCTATACCTGGGATTCCCATAGGTACTGGATGTCTGTAATCATCATTTAAAACATCGTCTAAATTGTGAAAAACATCCTCAGTCCCTTTATCAACCTCCCCGACTTGTAAGGCTTTACTAACCATTTCTTCTAATGTGTCGTAGTTTTCAAACTCACCCCCATCAATGATTTTTTGAGCCTTTGTCATCACTTTCTGTAACTCTTGTTGTTTACAGAATTTTAATGCCTTTTCCTGAACATAAGTACTACCCTCAAGAGGTGCCTCAGCAACTTTATTAATCGTGTCTAATACCATTCTGGCAGCTAATTCCTGTTGGAATTCTGACTTGGCAATCTGACCTAATGTTTCAAAAGATGGACTTGATTCGTACTTTTTATAGTATTCTTTAATCATCTGAATTATGATTTTAAAATACTTGTTTTCAAAATAATTTAGTTCAATAACATCAATAATTGAGCGAGCGAATTCTTTATCTAAGATAGTTTGATTAAGAAGTTGTAATTGGAAAGTTTCCCCTAAATAATTAAAATTTTTGCCTGAATTCATACTCTATATTTGTTTGTGTAATTGATAAATACTATACTGAAAGCGGAAGGCCTATATATTCATAAGTTAAATTTTCACCTGAAAAAATGTCAGTTAAACCCTTAAGTACAGTTTTTAGGTACGGACGTACGTCTACGGTGTATCTTATTTTTGGCGGGTATAATTTTGCATTGAATTGTCTATGACAAAGTGTCTCATCACCAACCTTAATAAATAAATTAAAGTGTTCTTCACCGTCAGTCATTGAGGTGTTTAAAACGTTCTCATCTTCCATAATTTGATTGATATTATCAATCATATATGAAACTGTTCTGTTTTTCAAATCTAACTCTAAATCCTCTTTAACATCTTTAATAAACTCGTACAACTCTAACGAATTTTTTGCCGATGAATTAAATCCTTTTACATTGTAAAATCTTTGTACAATGATTCTGTCGTTTAACGTAAGTAAAAACTCCATTTTCGTTAAGTCTTGCTCTTTTGTCATAATTTAATTTTTGTTTGTTTTATAATTTCTTTTTTCTTTTCGGGTTAGTTTCATAAAAGGTCTGATGAAGTTAACCCAAGCATCATCAGTTTTTGGTAGGTATTTAAAGAATCCGTTCTCCATCATCATCTTTATTAAGTTTTTATACCCCCTACCATCGGGGTCTAAACTCTCTCTATAATAAAGTTCAACTAACTCTTTCGCTTCATCAGTTATTAAAGGATTAGACAAATCTACGATTTTTTCATTAATTACAAAAAATTCATTCCCATATACACCAGTTTTAGTCTTACCTGTAAGTAGATTATTTAACGCAGTGTTGTTTTTGTCCGTTTCAAATAACTTTTCAGCCTTAGTTAAAATATCGGAAACATTTACCGTATTTTCAAGTAGCTCAGGAAATAATTTAACCAAAGTTTTCTCACCTAAGTAATAGATACCGTCTATGTTATCCGATTTATCACCAGATAATATCTTATAGGTTTTAATGTTTTGATGTGGGAATTCATAGTGATATATCTTAATCTTATCACCATTCTGATACATCGTCTTAGTGTTTGGGGAATAGATAGAGACACGTTCTGAGATTAACTGTGTTAAGTCTCTATCACCTGAAAATATTGTCTTATTTTCATCAGGAGACACCTGACAATAATAAGCGATTAAATCATCAGCTTCATTATTGTCAATGTCTATCTGTCTTACAAACATTTCTTCCAAATATTGTTTAACTCGTTCTTTCTGTTTAGTGAAAGAATCTTCCTTATACACATTAGGTTCAGAATGTCTGTTTTCTTTATATTGTGGGTATATTAGTTTTCTCGCGGATGAACTACTCTCACCATCCCAAAATACTACAACTTTATCATAGTTGTATTCTTCTATGAACTTACGTAGAGTATTAATGAAATGCCATATCCCACCAACGTGTTCTCCTTTATGGTAAAAATCTTTTACCCCGTGAAATCCTATTTTTAGTAAATTATTACCGTCAACTAATAATGTTTTAGTCACTTAGTTTTGTTTATATTGTTACGACTCTTTTTCTTCTCTTAAATCAAAATCACCATCGGTTCCGATAATCTCTTTCCAATAGTCAGCATATTCTTTTTTGTATTTCTCAATAGATGCCTTCTCTTCTGACGCTTCTTTACCTGCAATAAATCCGTGTGGTGTTACAATGATTTTACCATCCTCATAACCAAGACCATTGATGTGGTTTTTCATTACAGATACTTTAGTTCTTGACGCGAATTTGATTGTTCTCTTGTCTTTTGTTGCAGTAATTTTTGTAGTTCCAGCCCCTTTTTGATTTCCAAATAAGAAAACTAATGATGAGTTTAACCAAATCGCCTCTCCACCTTTAGCTTTAATTTTAGGTTGTCCAAATGGATTATCAGGTAATTCAACCCAAGGTTGATTAACAATGATTAAAGTATTTTCATACTTAGAATCAGCTTTACGAGAACCTGAAATACGTTGGTTGATACCCATACCTATTTTGTCGGCTAACGTTGAGGCGTTGTGTTGTTTACCGCCTTTACCTTCGTAAGTCATTTTACAAGGAACTGAACCAACTGAATCCCACATAAAACATAAACTATAATCTAACTCACCTTTCTCTTGGGCGTCCAACAATGAATTAATATAATCCGTAATTTGTTCAATATAGTCAAAGTTATTGTTGAAGATGTAAAACCCATCCCAATCCAATTCCCCTGTTGTTTCATCAACAACTTCTTCACATTCAAAACCCATAAGTTTTGCGTGTTCAAAAGACCATTTTTGTTCTGTAATAATGAACACAGGTAAAATACCTTTTTTCTGAGCATCAACCGCGGTTTTAACCAACGCAGTTGTTTTTCCCGTATCCGAGTGACCTAAAAACATATTCAAGTGACCTATAGCAGGCCCTGGTAATCCTACCGCGTCCAAAAAGTCAGTACCCAAATCAAAAAATCTTTGTGGTTTGTATTTTGCCGATGTTGAGAACTTATCCTTGATTGATTTAAAATCGTTTTTTTTGATTGCCATATGTGTCTATGTTATTGTTTCTTTTTATTTAAAATGTAAAGAACTTGGACACCTTGTCTGAGTAGATGTCCAAGTTCAGTCGTATTCTTAGAATGGCATATCCTCATCAGGTTGTGCATTCTCTTGTGGGTCTTTGTATGAAGAAGCACTTGTTCCTCCACCCATACTCATTTCTTCAGATGAACTATCACCATAAACATAACCACCTTTTTCAGAATCCCAACGTGGAGTTTCTCCTCGAGCAATTGCCTCTAAATAGTCAGTTGGTTTTTTAGAATAAACATCTCTCCAAGTTAATTCATCATTAACCCAAGCTTCTAATTGAGTCTTGTCTTCGTGTAATGGTTGTGCATCATCATACATAATTGTTTGGATGATTGTATAATCCTTACCTTTTGGAGTTTTTGCTTTAGCTAATTCGATAATCAAATCACGACCGTTTTCTGCGTTAGTGATATCTCCTTTATTTCTCCAAATTGGAATAATTTTGTCTAACACACCTTCGTTTTTGTAGTTGTGTTTGAAACGCCAGAATTTAACACCATCTTCAGGTTTATCTCTGTCGATTACTTTGACAATGTAGAATTTTCTTGATTTGTAATTTTTAGCAAGTTCTTTGTCAGACTCTTTACCTGTTGAGGTAAGTTCTTCATAAACTTCGTTCAAAGGTGAACGTTCGTTATCGTTTTTAGAAGGGTCATATAGTTTGTTCCATTGACCACCTACTTGCACTTCGTGGAACCAAGCCTCAACAAACGGTGAACTACCATCTTTTGTTGGGAGGATACGAATACGTTTTTGAGCAGAGTTTTGTCCTTGTGGAAGAATTGCCGCGAAGTATTTCTTCATACGTTCGTCCATAGACATTTTGTTGGAGTTACCTCCTGACTGTTGTGATTTCTCGTACTGAGCTAAGACAGAATCTAGTGTTGACATCATAATAATTGTTTTTAAAATTTTAAGTTATTTGTAACCTAATAATAAACCCAATTACCTACTTTGTCAAATTAAAATCCGAAATTCTTTTTAGGTTCCATAGTGAATGAATTTTTAATATCCGCAGATGAGAAGTTCTCCACATCATCACTTGTTAAAATATATTCATTCTTACCTGATTTTTCCATATCAGGTTCTTTATCGATAAAGAAATCTGTCAATTTTTGATTAAAAGGTCCCGAATCTAAACTTCTAAGTTCTAATTTTTCTTGTGGAGTCTTTTCTCTGTATTTTTCAATTTTCTCTTCCATAGAGTTAATCTTACTCATTAATTGGTCCATTTCACCTAACTTAGATTCTAAGTTGTCTAAGTGACCAAATAACTTATCAAAATACTCATCTTGTTTTTGACCCATATCTTTTTGGGTAGTTACTAAATCTGTGATATCTAACTCTTCACTATCAGTATCTTCCATACCCTCTTCACCTTCAGGATTTCCCTCGTCGTCAATTTTTTCAACATCAGGGTCTGTTTCAGTGTCAATAGGTTGTGCCTCTCCTTCCACAGGAGTTTCACCTCCAACAGGAGCGTCTCCAACAGGAGCGTCTCCAACAGGAGCATCTCCAACAGGTGCATCACCACCTGGTAATGGTGGTGCGTCTCCAACAGGTGGCTCAGGTAATTCTTGTTCTAAGATATATTTGTTAATTGAATTATATCTTTTAATCTCTTCTATAATTTTCTTATCGATTCCCATATTCTTATCCGTTTAATAATTGTTTAACACCTGTTAGTGTTTCAACTTGAACTTTTTTATTTTTAGACATCATATGGTCAACTCTTTCAATTAGACCATCCTTCATTCTAACAGTATAACATTCGTTAGTGTCTAAATCACATACTTGTTTAGTACCATCACCCATATCTTTTTCTGTGGTTCTGGTTTTTTTACCTAAGTAATTATCTAATATTAAATTTGCGTCCATAATCTTATTTTTATTATAAATATTGCGGTTATTGTAAATGTTATTGTGTGAATGGTTGGCTAACCAAATCTATTTTAGTTGAATTTAACGCCCCGTTAGGGTAATATTCTACGTTTAACGTATAAGTTCCAGGGTTTCTACCATTAACTGTACAAGTTTGAGCTCCTGAACCTGAAGTACAAAAATGAGTAACAATACCTGTAGAATCTTTAAATCGAGCAGTTCCCACATTCTTAAAATCAAAATTAGGGTCTACAATCTGCAATACTTTAAACTTACCATTATTTTGTTGTAAATTATAAAATCCATAATTATTACCTTGTAATGTGTCAAACTCGCCTAAATAATTAATAGTAACAGGAGGTGGTGGTGGAGTTAACAAACCTAAAGTTGTTGCCAACTTCATCGCTTCAGTTACTTTATACACTAAGTTATCATACTCAGTCTTTTTATCTGTTTTGAATTTTTCAAAATCGGGAATACCCATAGTACCCTTATTCCATCGTCTAACCCAACTTTCAGTTAATGATTCCGCGTCCATCGTTGACAATGACGATACAGGACCCCATTTTGCACCAAGTAATTTATACACATTATTAATATCACTAAATTCCGCATATGGATATGAATAACCATCTTTAGATAAGACACATAGATATTTGTTTGGGGTAAAGAATTTAGGTAATTCCCCTGGCCAATCATAATTTAATTTAACCCCCGCAAAGTTATTATTGAATGTATAAAACTGATTGTCTTTAAACGACTCTAAATAAATCGTCACAAATGACATCATTTTAGTAATATCCAAATTATCCCCACTTGAGATATTATAATTAATACCGTCAATTACTTGTTTAGGGCTTAATGAAGACTGTTCAGGATTAGACCCGATATATTTGTTGTATTTAGGGTCTAACTTAGTTGAACAATTTTGAGAATCATCAATCTTACCTGTATTTGTTACCGTAGCATTATTGGTACTTGGGGCCGCGGTCGAACTTGTTGTTGTAACACTATTAGGATTTGAATTAGCGGTAGAATTACTCTTAGCATCCGTATTAACTTTTTGTTTAACCTGTTGATATAAATCAAGGAATAACTTTTTAGTTAAAGTTTGGATGTAGTTCTCCATTTTCGGTAATGCAAACACCTGTTGTCTAATACCTGTAAATGTTGTTTCAAACCTTCCTGGTGATATACTGTGATTAACATCCATAATATAATAAGGACCATTAAACATAGGTACGTGTCTTACGTTAAAATACATTGTTGGTTGTATCATAACATTACCCAACATATTAACTCTACACTGATATGACCTACTCTTATAAAAATTCCATAATGAAACGTTTTGAGTGGCAGTTTGTTTACCATTCGATTGGTTAATCAAATTATCCATCTGAAGTAATGATTCCGATGTTTGTTTACCACTATCCTGAGATACGTCAAAATAGTAAAATATATTTTGATTTCTAATTCCAATATCAACATTAAAACCAACAACTCTATTAGATAACCCCCAATCGGTCTTACCTTCTAACTTATCAGTCAATGGGTTGTCACTACTTCTTCTTAAATCAAATGAATCTGATTTAAATCTGTTATTTTCATTTTTATCGTTTTCTAAATGCTTACTTGGTTCTGCGGCATATATACAAACTAATTTTGGTGATGAAGCTCGAGTATCCACATTTAGGTAAGTACCAAATAAAGTATTACCAAATTCCAAACTACCCTCAATTTTAGGTACACTGTTTTTTTCAACTTCCTGTACATTATAATAGTTAACATACGCAGGGTGCATCATACAAACAAAATGATGAATATCCAATAACGACTCAAGATAGAAATACACAGACGCACTAGGATTAATTGTTTTTAATAAATTTCTAACCTTAAATGGGTCAATTAAAACCTCATCAGCAATGTTTCTGTTACCTCTATCTAATAGAAGTACATCTTCTAAGAAAGTTGTCTGAGTATAATCATACCCCGCAACCCAAGTATCATTTAAGGCTTTAAAACTCTCCCACAACTCAACTTTAGTTTGTTCCCCTTGTAACGCAGTATCCATAGGTTTTTCAGGTATAATGTCAACGTTTGGTAGTCCAAACCTAACTTTCTGAAATACCGAATTTAATAAAGTATCACTAAATTTTTTATTATCGTTCAAATATTGATTTAACAACGCAATAAATTTACCACGATTCATTGTTGGGTCTAATTTCTTTTGAGTCGCATAAATCTTAATTAAAGGGGCTAATGTTTGTACTGACTCAGGAATGAACTCAACATTCATATCAATAAAGAAATCGGTAACAACACTACCCGTACTAGTATATTTAACTCCATCCTCAGTTGAAAACCCGACATATGTTTCTAACGCTTTCCAACTTTCAGGGTTTGCGGATTTGTAAACTGAAAGTGTTGTTCCTGTAACCCCTGATTTAGGTAACGAACCTTCAACATAATAATTAAACGATATCTTATCTTCAATGAATACGTTAGTTGCAAAACTATCAAATAATCTTCTATTATAATCACCAGGATTACCATATTTTAATACAACATCAAATTCCAAGAAATTTTTAATAGTATTGTTAACTTTAATAAATTGTTCTTTTTTTAATGCGTTAGTTTGATTTGAAGAACTGGTTGATGATGGAGTAACTATGTTAACTGACATCATATCTTTTAATAAAAGTTGGAAGTTTTTATTAATACCGTTCGGGTCCAAATATAATTTATCAATTTGAACTCTAGTTGTTACTAAGTCACCAACTTGTTTAGTCTCATATTCGTACATAGATTTTGAGAACTTCAAGAACTCATTTTCTAGCATATCTAAAATCTCTCTATTAAAGACTGAGAACATTTCTTCATTGGAGGTGTAGGCACTATATTTACCTAACGTAAACGCTAATTGGTCTGGAGACCCACTTAGTATTGTTTTAAGGTGTTGTGTAGGTTGTGGTTTATCAACCTCAAACAAATCAAAATACCCATAATTTGGTAACGCCCAAAAACTTCTAACCGAACCATTAAAAATTGCAGGATTTGAAATAACGTTTAATATTAACTTCTGCCCACTATTATCAAAACATTCTGAACTAATTTGATTTGTTACACTACCAAAAGAAGGTACAATATATTCAATTTGATTCTTTTTATCCAATAATGTACAGTTCCAAGGTTTAATTGATAGGATATCCGTTAAATCAGAATCATTATATCCCGAATATTTGTTAATTATTGCGTCAGAAACAGGTTTTAACGTAAAACCGTTAATTGAATTATCTAACTGAGTTTGAATTCCACTATTAGTGTAACTATCAAAAAGATTATAACCTCTATAGAATAAATTAAATTTATCAATCACCTTAGGATAGAATCCTAAATTTAACTGGGTTACGGTTCCTCCTACAACAGGAGTTACACTTTGTAAAACAATGTCAGTAGTTGTCGTATCACCAGGGATTGTTAACGTATACGTTCTTTCAGGGTCACTTACAGTCGGGTCATAGTTACTTGCGGCATCAAAATCAGTCCAAACCGTATCTAAAATATCAACACCGTTTTCAACCCAATTTTTATATCTATGCCAAATAGAACCGTACTTTAAAACCCAAGCGTATGGGACTTTATGAATAGCCCCAAATTTTTTAAATACCGCGAAAATATAATCTAAATCGGTGGCAACACCATTCGAATATGATTTATATTTTTCTCTAAGAGTTGCTATAGGTAAACTGTTCAATAACAAATAAGACGCATTAACGTATGGATATGTATTACCTGACAACCAGTTATCAACCCCTTGTAAAACTGAGTTTACAAACATAGGTGTATTCATCATAGAAGTTGTTTGTTGTGCAGAAACATTACCACTATAATTTACATAATTAACTTGTCCTTCAGTTACTTGTTGTGTATTTGCGAAGTCGTCACCAGCTCTTTGAGAATAAAAACTTTGTAACCCCAATCCATCCTGTGTAGGAATGTTAGGTTTTAAATAATTAAAACTACTAACAGGTCTATTATCACTAGTGGTCGTACTACTATCAAAATTTGCAACCATTTTTTTATCTTCGTTCAACACATAAACCTTACTAGTGTTATATATGTCTCTAATCGAACCAGAAGTTTTACCATTCGCCAAATTTTGAGAATACCACCCTTCCATATTATAAGGTAATGTGTCTAAAAAATTAGTACTATTAGTTACATTACTCTTTAAATAACTCTTAAACTTATCAATATTGGTAGGTTGTGGGTCAACATTTTGATATCCCGAACTAATAACGGTGTTATCTAAAATAACAAATTGACTTTCAACCTCCTGTTGAATGTATGTCGTTACAAATTCGTCTCTAATAAATTTTTGCCAACTTTCTCCAAGACCATCATTTGATATACTAGCCAAGAATGGTACGTAATTACTCGAATTAAAACCATATCTTTTTAGTTTTTCAATTAAGAATGGGGCGTCTTGTAATAACGATTTACTAATATTGATAAACTCCGATTCCGCAATAACATCAAGAATTTCATTTTCGGCATTAGGTCTCATAAACCTTTGATAATTCGCAGGTAAAAAGATTCTTTCCCAAATTTCATACATAAATTTAGACTCTTGTTTGTTCGAAAAGAATGTATTTGTAGTTGGGAAATCTATCGCGTTTAACGAAACTCTATTAACAAGATTGGACGCCGAAGTACTTGATTGTGTATCAGCACTAGGTACTATAGTAACAGTCTTACCCTTAATAAATTCTTCCACAAATTCAACTTCAGGCCACACATCATAGAGATACCCTTTAGTTTTAGAAATAACTTTAGGGTCACCAGGATATGCAATTTCAAACTTCTCACCTTTATCATTATTAGTTTCAATAAAATATTGAGGCCAAGGATATACAGGAATCAGGTTACCGTCAGTAGTCGCCACGGATTGTTTAGCATCAACGGAAGTTGCTGATTTATCGTTACTTAATACCGC